TTTTAAAGTTTCAAAAAATCTTATAGATTTTGGAAATGTCGTCTACAAGTACACACCCAGTGAAATACTTTCGTTCGAGACAAGGATGCCTGAGTTTAGTTGTGTTTTACCCCCAACTGAGTGGGGGATTATTGATGACGAAATCAGCATAACCATCTCGGATACATTTGATGTGACCTATGATGACATAACATATCGATTTCCAATTTTTCATCTTGTAAAAAACTTTTCAAAAAATCTAAAAATTCAATCAAAGTTTTTAAAAAGTTTGAAAAGTTTGACAAAAGTTTATATTGAAGAAAATTTTCCAATATGTTTAGAGACGTTGAACCCTAGAAAGAGAGTGTACATAGCACCATGCTTCGAGTGAGATGGGACAGTACGTGTTATGAATGTGGAAATCCTGTAGATGTCAAACTAAAGATTGAAAGTTTTAGATCATTCTTTTTATTAAGAAACTTTGCAACACACAAACCATTTTGTATGCTTGGAAATTGTCCAATGATTAAATACTATGGAAATATGAAACTTAGGAGAGTGTGTCTTGCCTGTTATTTCTCTCCTAAGAATCACTTTAGTTTTCTTAAACAACGTGAAATTGGTAAAGTTTGTAAACAAGTTCGCCTTCGGTCAAAGACTTCACAAGAACTTTATGAATGGTTTGAAGACTTTGACAGGTATCGCAAACGAAAGGACATTGACGACTGTCTTATGCCCAAACTCGGTGTCGTACCCGGACTAAACATATATCTTTTAGGAACTCTTTATGGTGATCATGACAGTGATTAGGGTCATAATAATTGATGAGATGAGCATACCCCAAAGATATCTCATGCTTTCTTCCGCAGCCTTCTGCTCGCCCGCGGAGAGCTTCTTGTAAAAGCTCAAACCTATTATTGAACTTGTGAGGGATGTTACACCAACTAGCAGAGACAGCAGCAGGACAAAGAAATTCATGTCTTAATCTTACTTAAGAAAAAAGTTTACATATATATTCAAATCAAAATGCTGGAAACAGTTAAAAAAGTTTCTCACCAAGAGCACATCCTTTTGAGACCTGACTCATACGTTGGGCCAACTGCTCTACAATCCGACACATACTGGGTTCTTGATGGGGAACAATTCACGCAGAGGCAGGTCAAATATGCCCCAGCACTGCTGAAGATTTTTGATGAGATTCTGGTCAATGCAATTGATCGCAATTCTACACATCCTAAAGAGGTCAAATATATCAAGGTCTCCGCAGACCGCGAGACGGGTGCTATAACCATTGAGAACAATGGTCCACTTGGTGGAATCTGTGCTGAACTTCACAAGGAGGAACAGCTGTGGAATCCTGAGTTGACCTTTGGACACCTTTTGACTTCTACAAATTATGATGACAATGCCCAACGGGTTGTTGGTGGTCGCAACGGCTATGGTGCCAAGTTGGCAAATGTCTACTCCAAGCTTTTCAGTGTGACCATCAAGGATCCAGTCAACAAGAAGAAGTACTCTCAGATTTGGGAGAACAATATGACCAAGTGCAATAGACCCAAGATTACAAATCACGCTGCGTCAACCTCGAGTGTTTCCATCACATTTGTTCCAGATTGGTCACGCTTTGGTATGACCAAGATGGATGAGGATATCTACAAGATTATTGAGAAGCGGGTATGGGATGCAGCCTTTTGCACATCTGGCACTTGCAAGGTTTCTTTCCAGGGTTCGGATATCAAGACTCCTTCTACCGAGGAGTATATGAGAATGCTCCACCCTGGTGCGGAGACTGTCGTCAATGTTACAACCCCTCGATGGTCTGTTTCGGTGGCTCCATCTGACTCTGGTTTTCAGCAGGTTTCCTTTGTAAATGGCATCTGCACAACCAAGGGTGGCACTCACGTTGACCACGTTGCCAATATGATTTCAAATGGGATTATTGATGACTTGGCCAAGAAGATTAAGCTCCGACCACAGCAAGTCAAAAACACCCTATTTGTATTGGTGAAGGCTACTCTGGTGAACCCAAGCTTCAGCAGCCAGATCAAGTCTGAGTGCACCCTAAAGGTTCAGGAGTTTGGTAGCCGTTTCGAGCCTCCCAAGAATTTCATCAAGAATGTCCTCAAGACTGGAGTCCAGGATGAGGTTATGGCATTGTCAAAGGTTCGTGAAGAAAAGGAACTCAAAAAGACTGACGGTGCCAAAAAGTCCAAGATTACTGGAATTCCAAAGCTTGATGATGCTAACTGGGCTGGGACTGTCAAGAGTGCCAAGACAACTCTAATCATCACAGAGGGTGACTCTGCCAAGACCTTGGCGGTTGCTGGTCTATCTATTGTTGGTAGGGATGCCTATGGAGTGTTCCCACTTCGTGGCAAGTGCAAGAACGTCCGTGACGCCAGTGCCAAACAGTTGATGGATAACGAAGAGTTTAACAATCTCAAGAAGATTTTGGGGTTGCAACAGGGCAAGGTTTATTCTTCGGTCAGCGAGCTTCGTTATGGTAATCTTATGATTATGACTGATGCTGATAATGATGGAAGTCACATCAAGGGTCTTGTGCTCAATATGTTTCACTACTTTTGGCCAAGTCTTTTGGATATCGGCTTTGTGATCTGTATGGTGACTCCAATTGTCAAGGCGACAAAGGGGAAGCAGCAGAAGTGGTTCTTCACGGACTCTGTATTCAGGAATGACGAATCGAGCAAGCCTGGGAGTGGTTGGAAGGTCAAGTACTACAAAGGGTTGGGTACATCAACTTCTGAGGAGGCTAAGAGCTATTTCAAGAGTATCGAAAAGTTGACGGTTGGTTTTGAGGTTGACGAGGAGACTGACGAATCGGTTGTGCTGGCATTTGACAAGACCAAGGCTGATGCTCGAAAGGCGTGGCTCACCAAAAATTCAAGTGGTCACGAGGAGATCAACTATGGTTCAATCAAGAGCATAACAGTTTCGGAATTCATCCACAAGGACCTAATCAACTTCAGTTTGGCCGACCTGAAGCGTTCGATTGCTCATATGTGTGATGGTTTCAAGCCTTCTCAACGCAAGGTTCTGTTTGCCTGTTTCAAGAAGAATCTCAAGGATGAGATGAAGGTTGCACAGTTGGCAGCCTACGTTTCTGAGATTACAGCCTATCACCACGGAGAGGTTTCTTTGGCTGATACTATTGTCAAAATGGCTCACGACTATGTTGGTTCAAATAATGTAAACTATCTTGAACCCTGTGGTCAGTTTGGGACCCGTCTGATGGGTGGTAAGGATGCTAGTCAGACGAGGTACATCTTCACAAAGTTGATGCCTCAGACGAGGAAGATTTTTGATCCAAATGACGACGCGATTCTGATCTACCTTACAGATGACGGCAAGCCTATTGAACCCGAGTACTTCATGCCAGTCTTACCAACTGTTCTCATCAATGGTTCAGAAGGTATTGGCACAGGCTTCAGTTGCAATGTTCCTCCATTTAATCCTGTTGATATCAAGGCAAACATCAGGCTGGCTCTGAAGGGCAAGACTATCAAGAAGATGACACCTTGGTACAAGGATTTCAAGGGGACCATTGTAACAAAAGAGGATGCCTGGGTGGCTACTGGGATATCGAGTGCTTCGCACTCGGGTCTAATCATCACAGAACTCCCACCCGGTTTGTGGACTCAGGATTTCAAAGAGCACCTTGACGCCCTAGTGGACAAGAAGACAATCACAGGGTACAAGAACAACTCTACAACCGAGAGTATTCATTTTGAGATTAGCGGCTACCAGGGAAAGGACCATGTGAGGGACTTCAGGTTGGCCAGAACCATCCGGGTGAGCAATATGCACCTGTTCCACCCCAATCAGGGAATCAAGAAGTACCAGTCGGCGGAGGAGATTCTGGTGGACTTTGTGGAGCTGCGGATCGACTACTACAAGAAGCGGAAGGCCCACCTCAAGAAGCAGTTGGAGCAGAAGGTGCTGGTCCTCACGAACAAGGCTAGATTCGTTCTCAAGGTTGTGAACGAGGAGATCAAGGTGTTCAAGCGGAAGAAGAAGGACCTGGAAGACGAGATTGCTCAGGAGTTCCCCAAGGTGGAAGGCAACCACGACTACTTGCTCAACATCAAGACGTGGCAGTACACAGATGAGGCGGTCGATGCGATGTTCAAGGAGGCCAAGGCTGTGGAAGTGGCACTGAAGGATCTAGAGGGAACCTCGATAATTCAGATGTGGGAAAATAACCTTCTAGAATAGTAGACAATGGCTGGTAGTGCCGCTGTAATGTCATTATATGCAGTTGGTAAACAGGATACATATTTTGATGGGAAGGATTCCTTTTTTGAATTTAATCAACTTAGGCATTCAAACTTTACAAAGTTCCAGAGGTCAACCAAGATATTAAAACCAACTACAACAACCTCAACCCAATGGCCTTTCAACGAGACTATACAGGTTGTATTGAACCCTCAGCAGATGGGTGATCTCCTGTGTAATATGTACCTGAAATGCACATTACCAGCGAATAAAGTAGGTATAGTCTCGTTTGGGTATGCTGCGGATGTTGGCAAGGCGTTGATAAAGACAATTGAGTTTAGAGTTGATGAGTTTGAATTGGAGACTCTTTATACAGACTGGGCAGTCATATATGATGAACTCTATATGACTGAGGAGGAGAAGGATGCCGTCAAGTTTCTAGACAATAATGGTCAGCCGTCGGGTAGTATGGCTGGCATTTCTGGTGATGGTATAAAGCTGTTTATACCACTTCATTTTTTCTTTGGGAGGAGGCACTCTACTCAAGACTTTGATAACAAGTTGTTGAATGATAAATATTTCAAACCATATTTTCCACTTTGTGCAATCCACAAACAAAAGATATTTTTAAAAATCACATTCAATGACCAGAATTTTTTTTCGAATGTGTCGACAACACCTTTAAATGTAGAACTTCCACATTTTGAGATTGTCACCGAGGAAATATCTTTGTCACCTATTGAAAGGGCATATATCATCAACAACAAGCAGACTATAACAACTGAATTGATGAGAAGGCAGAGTCCTCTTGATATTGACTCATTTTTCGTGGAAGCCAAAAACAATTTAGTTCCCAATATTCCTGTAAAAACCTTACACTGGTTCTTCAGAAGGGACGAATTTGAGAATGACCCTCTCGAAATTGCTAATCGTTTCAACTTTGGAAATTATTACAATGGGGCAACAACAACTTCGAATATATATGGTCAAGCCGAAAATCCAATTATGTCAGATGCCGAGTTATTCATCAATGGTACACAGAATCTTGGATTTATGGGGTCTAAAGAAAGAAACTTATCATCAACTGCAAATTATTTCAAGCACCAAGTTCCATTCAAAGTGGGGTTATCTTCACCCTTGCGAAATATCTACACATACTCATTCAGTCTGAAACCAAAAGACCCTTTACCAACAGGAGCTTTGGATTTCAGTCAGCTGAATTCTGACAAGACATTCTTATTGGCGTCTTTATTAGAGACTGGCAAAGATTCAACATCAACAACAACACGGACCCAAAATGATGTCACAGCAACACTTACAGCGACAGTTACAACTAAACAATCTGGAACAACCCTATCCGTTACAGCAACGGCAAATTGTCTGTCAACCATAACGGTGTACCAAAATGATATTGATATTATAACGACAGGTGAACCAATTCTAACAATAACGCAAGATGTTTCAACAGCTAGTATCAATAACACCTTTTACATGACGGCGTCAAATGTTGCAAACGGCACTTCAACAACTGAGGTGATTTCATTGTTAAAGCCCCCATTGGTATACAAATATCATTTGTACTATACGGGATATCAGACGCTTGAATTTGAAAACGGCCTCTTGAGGCCTATGTTTTCGACTTGAGAAGGTCCTTGTTATTCTTGATGTAGTCAATAATGTTATTGGTAATACACCACTTGATGAAGTTTAATTGTGCAACAGTTGTTATAATAATCTCATGACTTCCTGGGATTGTAAACTCAAACTTGTTTGACCTGCAAAAGGGGTCAAAGAGTTTCTTGCTATAGCCATCGAGACTTGATTTGTAGGCACAATGAACACTAAACATCTTGCCGGTCCTGGTGGTGTAAGATAGATTCTTATTCTTAGAGTAATTTGTTATGAACCATTCTAAATTCCTCAAGGAGATTCCACTTCGCTTCTCCAAAATGTCCTTGAGGGTTTCCGAGTTTTTGTTGTCCGAATAGAACTGATTAACTGAGTTGAGAAGAGTCTCAGACCTGCTCATCTGCTATCTACTAATAGATTAAAATCTATAACTGACTTTTGAGGAGTTCCAATGCTCGCCTGAGAGTTTGAAGGAGTCAATCTCGGGATACGGAGAGCACACGCAGGGCACCCATCCTGATACAGAGGTGGCACGCTGTGATTGTGTTCAACAACATTTTTGACCTCGATAGGGTGTAGCTTCTTCTTCTGATCCTGATGATGTTTACAATACCCACCGTCAGTCGCCTTGAATTTACAACGTTGCCCATTCTTCTTTACACCAAGACAGGTGTTCAACTGAGGTGTCACACCACTCAGATTTGGGTTGCCTGCATCACGCAATAGCAGAGAGATTGGGATACGATAACTCTCTGATACTTGCTTAGCAAATGAGGTAATTCTCTCATTGACCCGGTGGTCAACTTCAGCCTCGAACAACTTCATAAGTTGTTCACTCATTCGTCTTACTATTATTTTGCTCGAATTTCTTAAATAGGTCCGAGACTTGTGTCTGTTCCACAGCCTTACCCTTCCTGGTTCGCTTCTTTGGAAGCATACTACTGAAGATCTCCTCCTTTGGATTCTCAATCAAAGGTTCCAATAGGTCACAAACTGGGTTCATAAACTTGTTCTCCAGATAGTACTGATAGTCCAAGGGTACATTGTTCTCCCTGGCATACTTGGGATCCTCAGACTTTTCAAACGCCTTGGCCTTTTTGTTTCCCGTGTCAGTCAACACATACTGGACCCGGTCACCAGACTGAGGTTCAGAACCAGACTCTCGCTCACGCATCTTGTTACGGACTTGAACGTGAGCCATATTCTGACTCTTATAGGAGTCGGCCAGCTTCTGCGAGAGGATCAACTTCTCCATAGGAACCTCCCCACCAACAAGTTCAGCAGCCCTCTGACGGGCCAATGCAATCGCGGCGTCTGGGTTATTTGATTCCAGAATGATATCCAAGAGTTCGGTACAAACCTCACGAACGTGAAGGGTGTTATCACGCCTCACAACCTGAAGCCCCTTCACATCAATATAGTCCATCTTCATCTTGTCATCCTTTCCCTTTGTCCACAGCTTGGCGGCGTACCGCTTCTTGCTGTAAAGAAAGTATGGATAGTAAACCTTCTCAAGCTCCAAGTCATTGGGCTTTTTGAAAAGAGCGGTGCACTCCTCCGCAGCCTGCTCACCAAGCTTCCAACTGTGCTCTAGGGCTTGCTCGGGAGTCATACCCGTTGTGTCAAACTCAACCATAACTGAATCCGTGTCACCGTACCTCACCTTGGCACCCTCAAAGTTTGCCTCCACGTAGTTCTTGGTCTCCTCAATCATACTACGACCCTTTGCCGTGACTGTTGAAGCGATCGGAACACAAGGAAGCATACCCTTTCCAGCACCCGTGAAGCCGTAGACAGAGTTCATAGAAATCTTGTAAGCTAACTGTTTGCCATTGTATACGTCCTTCATAATACCTGTAGCCTTGGCCATATCCTTTTTGGCCTGACTACGGAACGCCTTTAGCTCCTTGAGAACAGACGGCAAAAGACTATCCACATTCTGTGCAAACTTGTAGGTCTTTTCTCCAATCTGAAAGCTCTCATACTCAACACCAGGTACGTTTTGATACTTGGGGTCCATAACAAGAGTTGAATAGCACAGATTGTGAGCCATCATAATAGATGGGTACAGTCCGGCAAAATCTAGGGCTGTGATTGGTGTATAGTAAGCTCCAGTCTGAGCCTCCAAGACAGTTGCACCTTCATAGGTGTCGCTCTGGATTTTACCCCAGCGGATAGTTGGAATCATGTACTTGAGTTCCCGAGCCTTACGTGTCATCTGACTGAAAACCTTAATCTGCTGACCACGCTCCGATAGATAGGACAGTGGAACCCAGGTTGCCTTGGCCATCTCAACAAGATTTAGTAGGATACACAACTTGTCCAGGAGGCGATGTGGCAAGATAGTATCCTTGATACAATACTCGGCAACCTCTCGAAGTTGAACAGGATCCTCCTCGCGGAAACGCTTGAACATCTCCTTTGGAGACATATCAATCTTGTGGTCACCAAGATAGGTATCGGCAACAAAATCCAACTTGTAACTATCCAGCTTCTTTTCACGCTTCACTTCGTGAAACAGGTCAAAGATGTAACGGCCGGACATTGGGAGGAGCTTCATCAGATTATCACCCAAAGCACTGGATGAAAGCTTCTTGTAGACAAAGTCACACCGTGTGCCCTTCAGCTTGCCGAGCTCAAAGAAAACATCAGGACACTTGCAGATAATTGCACGCTTGTAGATATACTCCAAGTCAAACCCAAAGATGTTCCAACCAGTCATAATATCGATATCGTGCTTGAAAAGGTACTCCTTGAAGCCCATAATCAGGTCACGCTCGGTATCATAGTTGACGATGTTGCAACCCTCCAGGTTGGTATCAGTTTTCTTGTAGCACAGACAAGTCTTGTCATAAATCTCAGACTCACCTAGACGCTTCAGAGTGAAGGCAATCTGGAAGCACTGGTCACCCTCAATGTCAGCCTCAGGAAACTTCCCAGTAGAGCTATAGGTCTCAATATCAAAGGACGCTACAACAAACGGAGCGTTCCCATCCTTTGAATCAGGCTTGAGGGTTTTCCAATCGTTGCAGAAAAGGTCGATATCAACCTTTGCCAGGTGAGAACGGACACACTTGTCACCAGTCTCAAGCCAGCCAGTTGATTGAATACCAGAGCGGTGCATCAAGCGGAGCATAGGCTCAACGTTTGACTCGTACACCTTCATAGTGTAAGCATCATCCTTCAATGGGCGACTCAACTTGCGGTCACACTTTTTCATATTCTCAAAGGTTGCAAAGTTCAACTTCATAAATGGAAATTCAGTATTATCCTGAAATCCCCAAAGATCCTTTGACTTTACAAGCTCATAATTCTCAGCAGCCCCACCACAGGCATCCTGAATCTTTGAAAACAAGAAGCCATCATTTGTTCTCGGAGGAACCTTTACAAAGAAGTAGGGTTTGAAAGGTGTGGTGACGCACACAGACTTGCCGTCGGCGGTTCTCCCAAAGATGCTGATGAGGTACTCTCCATCAGAGTCTCGAGCTTCCCACGAGAGTGCCTGAAAGAGCACCATCCTTTGCGTATTTAGGGTTTGTAATTTTTATATCAGTTTTATATAAAAGATGTCAGGGGCACTCGTCGATCTTGTCTCAAAGGGTGTGCAGGATGCCTATATCACAGGAGAGCCACAGGTTTCCTTTTTCCGTCAGAACTATAAGCGTCATACAAATTTTGCTATGCGTCCAGAGGAGCTTAACTATATTGGCACATTTGCGGCCAACAATGAGGTGACTATAAAGATTCCATCAAAGGGTGACCTTCTCAGCTATGTCTGGATTGAGGCCACTGGTATCAATGACAAGGCTGATAACAGAAATAACGCAAGTATCATCGAGGACAACGACTCGACCCTTTTCGAGTTTAGCCTCTACATTGGTGGTCAGAAGGTTGTGACGTTTGATTCGCTGTACCTCCAGGGTGTTCATGAGCTTCTTTATCGCAATAACCAGGCAAGAGCCTCGTGTGCCGGAGTGACAAACACAAGCAAGTCTAACTCACTTGGCTACTCGGGTGCACCAGACTATCTTATGCTTCCATTCTTTTTTGGTGAGGATTGGACCAAGGCACTGCCACTTGTTGCCCTTCAGTACCACGAGGTTGAGATCCGCATCAAGTGCCGCGGCGGTTTCACAGCTGGCTCGACACCAAAGGTGTGGGGCAACTTTATGTATGTTGATACTGCGGAACGTGATTTCTTTGTGGATACCGACCACGAGCTACTTATCGAGCAGGTTCAGCACGTTCTTGCTGAGAGCACCGACACCGACTTTGACCTGACCTACTTCAACCACCCAGTCAAGGCAATCCACCTGGTATCGGGCCAGGCTACGGGTGCTTCGTGGGCGTCAGAGTACAACTTCCGCAACTCGTCATTCTACATCAACGGCACCACCCTGTTCGACACAACCTCCAACACCTACCACCACAACGTGGTTCACGAGATGCACTGTGAGGCTCTCCCAGATGACACCCTTAACAAGCAGCCAACTTTCACTTGGCCATTCTGCCTCAGCCTTGGCAAGTACCAGCCAACTGGCACACTCAACTTCTCACGCATTGACACGGCTAAGTTGACTGTCACCAACCCCACGGGTGGCAACTCACTTCACAGGGTGTACGGTGTTAACTACAACATCCTTAGAATTAAGAAGGGTATGGCTGGCGTTGCCTTTAGCAACTAAGGAAAGCCTAACATGCTTTCCAGAATAAACATTTGGACCCTTTGACTTTTTCTTATCCTGTGCCTGACGCTTCTTGCGAGGCTGGGGATCCATCTTACTATAGTAGATTGTTAAAACTTTAGATTCCCTGTGAGCAAGTGAGCCGTTCCTCTTGTGTAAACACAATGTCTTGCGACACACCAGTCACACATCGGCTAAGGGCACTAGATGCTGACCTCATAACCTCGCGCATATTGGCTGTATCAAAGTCGATAGCAGCCTCTCGGCTAATTCCAATATCATTTGCACTCTTGATGGCATCCTGATTCGCTGCCAAGAATACAAATTTCCAACCCTGTGCCTGTTTGCTAGAAATCACATCATTAATTTCCTTTTTGGTGTACTTGGTGCTCGAATTCTCATCACCATCAGTCAGGATAACAATAACATTACCAACATCATCAAGGTCTGCCCAACTCTGAGTATTGTTTTGTTCAACCTGATCGATAGTTCGAGCAATCGCATCCAGTAGAGCGGTCCCACCACGTGGACGGAATGTTGAGATGTTCAACTTTTCAACATCCTTAATCTTCTTATTCTCATAAACAATCTCAAATGAGTTGTTGAAAAGATACAAACTCATTGTAGATTTGGGTGCCTGTTCACGAACAAATGTATTAAATCCTCCTATAGTATCTGCCAGGCAGGTATCCATAGAACCAGAGCGGTCCAAGAGGAAATGGATGAGAGCCATTTTCTATTTAGAGCTTCAAGCTTTTATGTGTGTCAGATAAATATACTCTTGCGATTCATAAAAACATAATAAATGAAAAACAACAGGCCCGCCAGGAAAACAGCACCCTGAACAGTGGCGACAAGTCTCTTTATCTGACACACAAAGGAGTTGTCACCAGGGGGGCATATGACACCCGAACCAGCTCCAGCTGCAAGATAAGCCCCACCCATTGTCACATTCTGACGAGCATTAGGATCGCGACGCATTTAATATATCAAAATATTTAAATTTCTTCAAGAAGAGCTTTTGTTTTTTCATCCTTGAACTTGTAAAGAACATCCGGTTGATCTAAACTACCATCTCTAAGTAATCTAAAAATTCCACTTTCAGTATCTAAATCATATATATTAAAATTATCTTCTAAATTGAATTTGTCTGTCCGAGTAGCCAAATTTACTGATATGCTCCCTTCTGACCCGCTTATAATCCTATGGAAAATTCCACTAGGCCATACGACCATAGCAGGTTGTTCGCAATAAAGTTTCCCATTTTTATATACTCTATCTGGTGTAATAACAAAAGATGCTTTTTCTTTGCGTTTTGGACAATAGATATCCACAAATCGCTCTCCTTGCAAAACCATCAGGTTATCATCTTGACCTGTGTGCATATACCAAGGACGTTTGATTGAACCTATAGGTCCCGGAGATATGCCATTAGCTTTGTGGATTACTCGATCAATTCCGTGAATAAGAGGAATATCGGATTTCGAAACTTCATCAAACATAACTCCAGCGGTTCGACGTAGCGTTCGCAAAGGTAAAATTCGATACATTTATCATAAAAACGCACAATGTCTTTAATGTCCTGTTGACCCAAAGCCATCTTCGCCGCGAGAAGTTGACACAAGAATGTCAACCTCTAGAACATCTGGAACCTCGCAACGCTCTAGGATGAGCTGGGCAATTCGATCACCCTTCTTGAACTCGACTGGTTGAAGTCCCAGATTGAACATCGCAACCTTGACCTCACCTATATAATCTGGATCGATGACTCCTGCACCAATATGGATACCGTGCTTCACAGTAAGACCAGAACGAGGAGCAACACGCCCGTATACCCCACTCGGTAACTGAAATCCGAGACCAGTAGGAACAAGAATATGCGACTGAGTATCCAAACGAAAATCTTCAACACAAGCCAAATCATACCCCACGGCATCCGGCGATCCTCGAGTAGGTAGAGTGACATTACTATTGAGAAGCTTGACACGAAGTGGCTCCATTTCTGAATATCAATAAACCCTAAACTTTATATTCCTCAACTTTACCAGTTCTTGCGGCCCGAAATGCACTGGTTAGAATACCAAGAGATGAACATATCAAACAGGGTATTATTTCATTGTTCAATATATGTGATGTGCGGCAGTTATCAAAACCAAAAATCTAAGTATTCGTATAAATGAATTGGTTGAGTTTGAACAGGCCTATTACAAACTGTTGGAGGAGAAAACAGGTCCCGAGTCACTCGCGACTCAATGCAAGAGTCGTAACATACTCTGACTTTTTGACAAGGGTTGACGACGGAGACATCACAGATGTTGCAATATTTCCAGGTTCTCCAGAAATTCGATTTCTTGATTCGAGTGGTCATTTTGATACAACAAAGGTAATCCTCAATGATTCGTTCATCAATGAACTCCGCGATCACGTGGTAAATATACAGATTGCTAACCCACCTGTAAACTTTATTCAGGATATACTACCATATATTCTCATTGGTAGCTTCTTGTTGTTTATCATTAGAAATTCTCCAAAGCCTCCAGCTATTCCAGGAACCAAGAGGGAATTCGAGATTGTCAAAGATATTGAAACAAGATTTGACGATGTTGCTGGAATTGACCAGGAACTCAATGAAGTCAGAGAAATTGTTGACTTTCTGAAAACTCCCGAAAAGTTTATTGAAGCTGGTGCCAAAGTTCCAACCGGTTGCCTCCTATCTGGTCCACCAGGTACTGGTAAAACCCTAATTGCTAGGGCTATCGCGGGTGAAGCCGGGGTTCCATTTATCGCCACAAGTGCCTCACAGTTTATTGAACTTTTTGTAGGGCTTGGTGCTTCTAGGGTTCGAAACCTTTTCAAACTTGCTCGAGAGAATGCACCTTGTATAGTTTTTATTGATGAACTTGACGCCATAGCAAAATCCCGTAGCCCTTCGCCAATTGGCAATAACAATGATGAGAGGGAACAGACACTCAATCAGATTTTGACCGAGATGGATGGATTCAAAGAGAATTCTGGCATCATAGTTTTGGGTGCAACAAACCGACCTGATGTCATAGATCAAGCCATCCTTCGACCTGGTAGGTTTGACCGAAAGATTGAGGTTGGTCTACCAGATTGTGAAGGTCGCGAAAAGATTCTCAAAGTTCATTCGAAAAATAAAAAACTTTCTGAGGGTGTAACTTTGGATGACCTCGCAAAACTCACAATTGGCTTCAGTGGTGCAGAACTCCAAAACCTAATGAATGAGGCTGCAATCTACGCGGCTAGGGATGGACGAACAGGAATCACACGACTTGATATTGATAATTCGTATGAGAAGGTGACTATTGGTCTCCCAAAGACTCGCAAAATTGACGAAGACACAAAGAGACTTGTCGCATATCACGAAGCTGGACATGCCATTATGGGGGTATTCTGCGGTCAGAAGGTTGGCAAAGTTACCATCCTACCCAGAGGCGGAGCATGCGGTTTCACACAGATCATACCAAATGAGGATGGTTCGATGACAACCCAGAATGACCTAAGGAATCAAATAAAGATTGCTTTGGGTGGAAGGGCTGCCGAAGAACTCGTCTATGGTGAGGCAAACATAACAACCGGTGCGGCTGCAGACCTCCAACAGGTTACACAGATTGTCTATAACATGTTTGAGAATTTTGGATTCTCATCGACAGTTGGAAATTTTGCTGTTGATGAAGATTCGAGTGAATTCCTAAAATCACAGGTTGACCAAGAGGTCCAGTATTACATTGCTAGAATATACGACGAGGTTCGAGATGACCTAAGTGTGTATAAATTGGTTCTGAGCACGCTAGCTGAGACCCTTGTGACAATAGATACGGTCTACGGTGAGACTGTTGAAGAGCTTGTGTATAAACCCGAAAATTTTATTAATTGAATAATTTAGATGTTTCTCTGGATAGCAGTGTGTGGTATAGGGGTTTCGTTTTTGGCATCTTGTGGAATTGGGGCAAATGATGTGGCCAATTCCTTTGCCACAAGTGTTGGGTCTAAGACTCTCACACACACACAGGCTATATGTATGGCCTCTGTGTGTGAATTTCTTGGTGCCATTCTTATGGGCTCCAGGGTTACCAAAACTATAAGAAAGGGTATAGCTGATATTGATTATTATGTTGATTCTCCAGAGATACTTATGTATGGTATGCTCTGTGTTCTAGTTTCTGTGACATTCTGGCTTTTTACAGCGTCACGCTTAGGTATGCCTGTATCCACAACACACTCTACAATTGGCTCAATCATAGGGATGAGTATGGTTGCAAAGGGTTCAAACTCTATCGTATGGGGCTCCGAGATTAGTGATGAATTTCCATACCTTACAGGTGTATCAAAGATTGTTGCATCGTGGGTTGTATCGCCACTTCTGTCAGCCATGTTTGCAATGACAATGTTCCAGTTGCTCAGAATGACCAAGGTATTTCAATCATACAACAAGGCCCTACTTATGTTTCCAGTTGTGACCGGTATTACAATGTTTATAAATACATTCTTTGTAATATCAAAAGGTTCTGTACTCAGTGACCGTTATGATGATGTTGAGCGTGTTGTGATATCGGTGTGTATAGGTATTTTCAGTTGTTTTCTGTCAGTTGCAGCAATTCCATTGATAAAGAAAAGAACACACGAGGTAGAGGGTGTTTTCTCAGCGTGTCAGGTTTTCTCAGCTATGTGTGATTCCTTTGCCCATGGTGCGAATGACGTTGCCAATTCTATTGGACCGTTTGTGGCAATATGGTCAATCTATGAGAATGACATGGTTCAGAAGGAGGTCGACGCACCAATATGGATATTTGTTGTTGGTGGTGTGGGTATAGTTGTAGGACTTGCCACATATGGTCATAGAATAATAAAAGAGATTGGCGTCAAACTCACAAATATCACAGCTTCTAGGGGTATGTGTATAGAATTGGGGGCGGCATCTGTTGTTATCCTCGGCACAAAGTATAGCATTCCTCTTAGTACAACACATTGCCAGGTTGGAGCAACAACCGGTGTTGGTCTTTTAGATGGTGTTGACAATGTTGATTGGAGAATCATACGAAAGACCGTCTTTGGGTGGATCGCAACCCTCGTTGTGACAGGAAGTGTTGCAGCGTGCTTAACAGCTCAAGGGATTTATTCCCCGTATGTAAATTGCTAGACAAAAACAAAAACTTCATTGTAAAGTTCCCTCGAATGTTTAAATAGTGCAATTTTCTCATCTTCATTCAGATCATCCCAACCACTCCTTGGTTCCGTAAGAAGCCAACGCAACTGCTCGAAGCCTCGCATAGTTGAATCCTTGGGATAATTATTTTTTACAATGTAGTAAAACATCCTGATATTGGCAACAGTTGCTGCAATCGATAAATTAAGTGATTCGACGGTGAATCTTTCAATTACCAGTTTATCTGTGATGCTTGATGGCAGATTTTCAAAAGCATCACAGAGAGCCTCTGTTGTTTCAACGAGTTTCTCCATTTAATTTATTACAATTCAGGTCTTTAGTTAACTTCTTCGGTTTACTTAAGAGATTAATTTTTTAGGTTGTTATGATCACTTGTAAATGCAACCCAAAGTTTCTCTACGTATCGAAGGAAACTTTTGATAAACACGTAAACGGTCAGGCTCACATAGATATGATGATGCAGAAGTTGAAAAAAGATATATCAAATAGCTTGCAAAAAGGCGGATGGTTCACTGCTACTAGAGGCAAATAAGGAAATGAAACATCATATATGTAGAAGATGGTGGCAATCATCCGATTCGTTGGCCCTCAGGGTAAGTCCTTCATTACCCGTGCACAGACCTGGCGTACCAATCCTCAAGATGTCACCGGTATCGTCTGGGACAAGGCTATCAAGAAGTACGGACAGCAGAATTTTCGCCGCGAAGTTCTATGGCAGGGTGAATTGAGTGACCTCCAAGTAACTCGTAAGTTTAACAAGTTTGTTAAGGAGTATGAACCAGAATTTAATATTTAAAACTCTAGTCATTGTAATATAGTATGACGACAATACCAAAGGCTATGCGACATCTGTATAGGAGGAGACTTAATAGCATATATGATGGGAATATATCACACAAGAAGAAGGGTTCGAACAGATTTATCATAACACCTGGTTCTTTAAGGAAACACTGCCTAAATGATGAAGATATGGTTCAGGTAAATGTCGCAGATGATTTGTATTGGGATGACGGGGCTTCACCATCTCGTGAGGTTATGCTCCATTATTACACACTCTTTGACACAATAGATGAGCTGTATGTTGTGCATTGCCACCCACCAAATGTTTTGAGATTTATAAGGGACAATGAATTCAAAGATATAAAGACATTCTTACCAGAATTGGAATACAAGATAGGTGATGATGTGGGATATTACTCAGCCGGAACAGATAGACTTGCAAAAGAAGTGTATGAAAACCTGCGAGGAAATGACATAGTGGCACTGCACAAACATGGGATTGTTGCCAAGGGTGATGACCTCCAAAAGGTTGTTGATATGGTTGAGGTCTTGGACTTTTATTGTGCAATCTAGATTAGAAGCTCGTGCGGTTGGTGGGGATTCCAGAAGACCTTTGCCAAAGCATTATGGATGCAGTTGTCCCAACTGTTACTATGCGTGTGTTAAACACGGTAGCCACGATTAGGTTTTTTGTAGACTAAGTATATCCAATGGTTCGATGCCATTGTGTTTTCAAAATTGCAAACTTTGTAGGGTTCGGTTTTACCTCCTAATAGAACTAGATAATCAATGGGTCTGTTCAAAGTGCTATAACAAAAACTTGTTTAAAGGTGTCCGCCGAACAGCCGCTAGCTTAGAAGCCAGGTCCGCGTCGGCTGTGTAGTAGGTCTTGCCCTTCATAACAAAACTGTAGACCCTAGCCCACCCCCACGCCTGCTGAGACGCACCGGGGCGGTGGCCGGTCCTCCAAGCAGCCAAACCGCGGTCGTAAACCTTCTTGAGGATACCATAGGGAACCTTTGTAACCTTGGCAATCTTCCTGAGCTTATCACCCTTTAGACCCTTTAACTTTTCCGAGTACTTTTTCTCAAATGCCGCGGTGTACCTGGATTTACGAACCTTCTTACCTTTATCAGTTGGAAAGGGTCTGTAGGCCCTGGGGTCATTAGACTTGGATTTCATACCCTCACGAATGCGTTTGATTCGCCGCTTCTTTTCACTTTCTGAAAGGCCGCTTAAATATTTTGCTGGGACCGACATATAGTATAATTATAAGAAGTATTATTATCAGTAGCCAATAGTAGTTTCTTTCATAGAGTGCACGTGCCTCTCTATAGCTAAGCACCCTCTTGCCATTCATTTTGTTCACCTCATTATGAATGTCAATAAGCCAATGGATCAGGTCATCCCTGTTATTCACGGGTATTGGTGTTTGGTTGAGTTGGTTCTGATAATGTTGTTTGCATTTGTCACAGGGTAATCTATCAATAATATTTCTAAAATATGCTGAAATCTCCTGTTTGTCGCGGATAGTTGGATTTCGCGGATAGTCTATGGTCCTCTGGTGCATCTCTTTCCATAGAGGAGGACCCCATTCATCTGGACTTTGGTTTCCCATATCTCTTAATATAGTCATCTAAAAATGTTTCGTCTGGAAGATATCCACCCTTGTTAATATAGATAATATCAGTTGAAACATCCTTCAAACAGTTTAGACCTTTGTAGAGGAAACCTTCATATCGAGTCTCTGGATCACATTTGATGTGTTTGAAAAAGCTTGCAACATCCAATATGCTATTAAAATACAATCCATAAAAATTGTAATAATCAAATTCATCACTATAGAGACCTGGATGTTTCTCGAACCATATCGTCTGCATTGAAACGATAGTTGTCAAAGGGCAATCTTTTTATTTCCTCATCGCGTTTAAACTTTAGTTGATTCTTTTGAACCTCGTAGAGAATCATACAGAACGCATCAGCTATGTCGTGCTTCCGTGTAATCTCAGGAAGTGTGATGTGCTTTGAGGCAATTGAGACCACCCTCTCCTTCCTCTGTTCATAATCAAGATGACCAAATCCAAAATGGCAATGTACAGAATTTGGTGAAATTAATTTAATTTTATCTCTGAAAATAAAAAATAAAAGTGCTTCAATATTTGTTAGACCACCTGGGGGTTGTCTCTCCATCAATATAACATCAGCACTATGAAGAACATCTTGATATTCCTGAACAAAGTGAGCAACTAGATCGGCAACTTCATTTGTATGGGGAATTCTACAACCTTTTTTACAATGAATCTTACTGATATCAATCTTTTTCATAAAATGACTTCTAAAAGTATCTTTACCAACTTCAACCTGGATTAGTCCCAAATTTTTATAGCCAACATCAATGGCAGTATAAAGCATACTTTATGTTGAATTTGTTTCTTAAAGTATTATAAATGAAGGCTGTCCCACTTATTGCAACATTTTTACCACTTATACTGGCTGTTGTCATCTTGATGAGAATTCCAGTTGAACCTGTTTATATTGAAGTACCAGTTCCCTATATGGTCGAAAGTCCCAACACTCCAGAATCAACCGCAAGAGGTCGGACTGAGCCACCAGAATTCCGTCAGCCACCCCTCAAGCAGTGGCGTCCCAAGAAGTATCAGCAGATGGGTCTCCTCTCAAACGGGGCTGAGACCCTACCCCTCTATGGTAAAGAGAGTGCAACCCATCGTGACCGCTTCTTCTATTACACCACCACACCAGGTGAGCAGATTTTCCCATTGCCAATAGAACACAATGAGAGAGACTGTATGGATGATATCGGGTGCCCAGAATTCTATGGAAATGAGAGCGTATCTGTTACTGATCGCGAGGGTGCGTACACTGCCAAGATTTATAGGACTGAACAATTTCAGGACCTAATGTAAGATGGTGGTACCTTTGGTAATCACCAGCAGTCTCTTTATGTTACCAGCTATAAAATGTTTTAGAAAACGGAAAAGGTTTATGGCACTTGTAAATGGGTGTACAAGTTTGGTAAGTATGAACTATTGGAGAAACCCTGTCAAGGGGGTTAGGCAAACTATGGATTTCACATTGGCCAAGACTAACTTTGTTTTACACTTTCTACAGGCAAAGTCCGAGCATACTCCACTAGGGATGTTTATTGGGGTGTGTTGGTGGAAGTCTACAGAGGCGGGGAAGAATTGGCCAATGTGGCACGCATTGTTCCACACCGGGGTCATCTCAGGTATGTATGCAATCAGTGCATAGACCAGTCGATTATCCGATAATATAATGAAAGTGTTTTACTCTTTTCGATAATTTGGTTTTTCAAATTAATTAATTCCTTCCCAAGATTTGTTTGGTAGTTGAGAATATCAGTTAATGTATCAACCTTTCCACCTTCAATCTTGAGTTGGTCAAACTTGGTTTGGATACTCCTGATAAGAGGCCTATCCAAGTTTTTAGGGGGTTGGGGAAGTGCCTCCCAAACTTGATGAATATATAATCGTGACTCATCTGGTATCACAGTGTCATATACAATGTGAAAGTACTCTTTCCATTCAACCTCCCCACCAGTTGTTGCCACATCAGAATAGCTGAATTCGTCAAAAAGTTCGGTTGAAATTTCTTCAATCAACTTCCAAAATTTTTTTGAAAAGTTTTGATTCTTGGAATTTTTTACTTCTTGTGTAAACTTGAAATCTTCTTGAAGATCTTCAATTTTTTTTTCAAGTTTATCCTTCAACTGTTCAACATCAAAGATGACATCTTCAATAACCACATCATTCCCATTGTATTTGACACCAGTTTTAATGTGAGCATCAAGTGCAAGGTGCCTGAGGGAAAGCATTTGGATTGGTCCAAGTGCAAAGCACTTGCCACTTGGGACATATTTACTTAAAATTTTTGACATATATAACACTATGAAGTACGTAGACTTATTCTGCGGCCTTGGTGCGTTTCACACATCTTTTAACAAGTTGGATGGAAACCATCAATGTGTATTAGCCTGCGACATAGATGAGAAGGTTAGAAAGATATACAAGGAGAACTATGGCATAGAACCATATGGGAATATTTGGGACATCAAGGAATTCCCAGACTTTGACTGTCTCTGTGCCGGGTTCCCATGTCAACCATTTAGTATCGCTGGTAAGAAACAGGGATTTGATGACAAAGAAAAGGGTAATCTTTTCTATGCAATTATGGATATAGTTGACAAGAAAAAACCAAATACACTCATATTGGAAAATGTCAAAAATCTCAAAACCATCCACGATGGCGAGACTTTTAATACTATTATATATGAGATTGAAAAACGTGGCTACAATGTATCCTACAAAGTTTTAGATTCAAGATATTTCAATTCTCCTCAATCGAGACAAAGGATATTTCTTGTTTGTGACAAAAAAATAACATTTCATTTCCCAAACATCAAGAATGAGATTGTCCCTGTTTCATCAATAATAGATTTTTCTGATACAACTGAAGTCAATCTTGATAAGTACAATCTTGAAGAATGTACTGGGCATATGAAGTTTAAACTAATAAACAAGGAGACTAATAAGGGTGGTCGCCAGGGAGAAAGGGTCTATAACATTGATAGTTGTGGAGCAACCGTATGTGCGTCATCGGGGGGACCTGGGGCTAAAACCGGACTCTACTATATAAATGGGGTCGTAAGACGGCTCAGTGTCAAGGAGACCCTACAGATGTTTGGATTTTCGATTGACTATAAACACAACACGCTACCAAACGCGGACCGGATGCTATTCTACCTAGGGAACAGTATAGTTGTGAATGTGCTGGATGCTATTCTAACCGCGTACATATCTCAATCAGAGAAGGTGTGATTTTGAGCTTGATCTGTGTATCGTCTGGACGCGGGTCAGTCTTTCCACCTCCTTTCCTCTGAACATAGATATTTGGTGTGATGTGGACACAGGTTCTCTTGACCTGTATGTTAATGTTCTGATATATCCACTCCTTTAGACGAGAGGTCTCAACAATATACAGTGTAACTTCTGAACAGTCATCTGTGTGCATAAATACCCAGTAGAGAGAATCACCAATACAGCTGGATAGATACTGCTTTACTTCAGCAGTATTAGCCTTGAGGAGTTCCTCAAAGCCCGCCTTTTGTTCCTTATTCATACTTCTCTTATTGCACAGCTTATCAAGCTGAAACTGGATATCTGGTTGTGTGAAGGCACTGGCTATAGGACGCCTGTCAAACGAGTCACCCCTTCCACCAAAGTTTTTGAATTTTTTATTTTGAACAGGGAACTGGACATCCCCAATGTGGACTATATTATCATGCTTGAGACCATGAGGGGATTTCTTGATGACTGTTGTCACCCCCTTGAAAAACTTTGAAACCTTGCTGTGGATTATCGGACACTCTCTAAAAAATTTTTCCGCCCTAAACCCACCTATGGCAACCTGAGACATTTTACACCGAGAATTGCTCGGAAACTTCAGAAACTTTCAAACAAATATTTTTATCAAAAAAATTTTTAAAAAGTTTTACAAAAGTTGATCAATTGTTTTTGAAGATCCAATTTGGTCTAAAAATCCCTGAACAATTGATCGACTTGTGGGTGTTTCACACATCTGTTCCAGGTCAACATCCTTGACACTCTCATCAAATTTCTTGGCAATCAGTTTGATTACCAAGTCCTTCTCTGTCTTTGGTGCGTGCTTACCACAGAACTCCCCATTTGAATGCTTGAACTTGCAACGCTCCCCAGACTTGAGAACAAACCCACACCGCAGAGAATCCTCTGGGATTGAGATAGGTCCGGGCATCAGTCCAACCGCTTGTGGTTGATTCTGTGGCGTTGGGACCTGGCACCATTTCAAACAAATATTTTTATATTATAAATGTTGCCAAAACTCCGCCCAATTGATTATGGTAAAAAGGTTCTGAAATACAAGCTCGGTGACACGGAGGAAAAGCGTCACAAAGCCATTAACAGTGGCATCAAGGCAAGCTCAAAGATTTATGGTTCTCGGAGAACCGCCGCCATCAAGAAAAAGGCTCGTTTCAATATTCTTAGGATTTACAGACGATACCTCAAGAAGGGTGAGTGCCAAAAGATTACAAAAGATATGAGATATATCGACAAGAAGTACATCAAGAATGGCACAACTAAAAATATCTGTTGATAGTAAATGTCCAAGGCGGCACCATTGATTATAATTTTTGTAATACTGGGTGGAATAGTTGCGTGGGGAGCTATGACCGACTGGACCTTCTCAGGACTCTTACCCAGGAAGGGAGCCAAATGCACACCAGAGGAAGGTGATGAAGATGAGAATGCCGCTGAATATATCTATGATGAAGATGAAGAATGCACAGTTGTAAACAAATGCAAAACTGAGTGGGAACCTAATACTTCCAATACAGCCTGTGAGTACTCAAAAGCTGCCACAGAGTGTACTCCAACAGGAACCCCAACTCCAAATGGGAAATACACTTTTGATGAGGATAAACTTTGTAAGTTAACCAGTTGCGAGAATGATTTCAAATTGAACTCGGCAAATACTGCATGTGACGAATGTATTGATGGTTACACCAAGGAAGGTACGGTATGCAGAAAGTGCAAGGCTGATGACGTCACTCTACCAACCAGTGTTGGATTAGAATTTATAGAGGATGTTGTCGGTCAGACTTATAAAACTGAAAACGGTAACTGTATACCAAACAGGATGTTATTTGATGGTAATAATGGAACGGTCAGTTGTGATAATTTTTGTGCTGGTTATCAAGGCGGACCTTGGCCGGGTCCAGAAGCCGTACCACCCGAGTGGAAGGGTGCCAAATGTGTTGGTGTGACAAATGGGGATGATTATAAAACTATGGATACAGAAATAAAGTGTGAAACGGTCAGAGGTCAAAACCAAAATGCTGACCACATATGTATCTGTGAACGAGATGACACCCTCCCATGGGTTTTATGAGCCAGCAAGTGCGTCTACATTCTAAGCCTGGCCTAGCAAATGGTGGAAGGTCTTGCAAAAGTTTTCCATCTTGGGAACAACTTCAGAGTTCCAGTACTCCTGGTC